ATCGGCCTGAGCAAGGATCAGGTCACTGCAGCGACTGCGTCGCCTGCATTCCGTCTGGGCACTGTTGGCGGGTACGACGACCCGACCAATGGGTATCAGGAATTTGTCTACGGCCGCGCTGACGGCTCCGTCACTGGCGCTGGGTATCTGTGCGTCGAAGAGACTGGGTTTGACTTTGCAATGGCTTCCACGACCACGACCGCCCCTGGCGCGTCTGGCGCGGGCACCCGTTGCGGAGCGGCTCAGGCTGCGCTGGCCGACAACGAGTATGGGTGGTTCCAGATTTACGGCAAGGGCTCGCTGCGCACGCTGGCTTCTGCCGCCAAGGGCACCCAGTTGAACAGCACTGGCACTGCTGGTGCGGTTGACGACGACGCTACTGCTGGTTCCGAAGTTATTGAGGGGTTGGTGCTGTTGACCGCTACCGGCGGCTCGGCGGCTACCAATGCTGACGCAGTATTCAGCTATCCGTCCGTCGGCCGGACGCTGTAATCGGTGGGGGCCTCGGCCCCCGCTTTTTCTTCACTTAAAAGAGCACATACATGCAACCCACCACTCCGACCACTTTTGAAGAACCAACGTTGATAAACCGACCCGATGAGAGCCGGTTTGCGATGGACGACAAGCTCTACGTTGAGTTCATGCGCGAGCCCGTGATGCACTCTGGCAAGAGCCGCGAAGCAGGCCGCGCTGTGTACGAAGAGCGCGACTTTGTGCGCATCCATGTGCCAGGCGACAAAACGACCGTTGTTGTTGAGCCGATGCATGAGATGAACATGCAGCGCTTCCGCGCCCGCTATGAGAAGTGGAAAGCGGGGCAGGGCGAGGCGGTGACTGGCACGCCTCTGACTGCATTGCCTGGCATGACGCCGGCAAAGGTTGAGGAATACAAGTTCTTTAAGGTCGTGACAGTGGAGCAGCTGGCCGAAGCCAACGACCAACTGGGCCAGAAGTTCATGTCGTTCAATGGCGACAAGGCGCGGGCAAAAGCGTTCCTTGAGGTCGCCAAAGGCAATGCGCCGATCGAGAAAATGAACGCCGAGCTTGCCAAGCGCGACGAGGAAATCGAGGCGCTGAAGGCGCAAATGTCTGCTCTGCTGGCAAACACTAAGCAGCGCAAAGTAGCGGCTGAAACCGCCGAGGCTTGATAGGGGTCCAGGATGGCTTTCCAACTGGTTGCCGACAACACGCTTTCTGCGATCGTGCAGAACGTGGCGCAGATGGTTGGCTATCCGTCACCCGCAGACCCGGCAGGCAGCACAGACCCCGCAGTCGTTCAGATGGTCCAGTCGGTCAATTTGGCCGGCATTGACTTGCTATCGATGCACGATTGGCAAGAGCTGACCAAGGCGTACAGCATCAGCATCGTTGCTGACTCTCCTGGGCAGCAAGAGAAAGCGTTTGCGCTGCCTGACGATTTTTACGAGTTCAACGATCAGACGCAGTGGAACAGCACTAACCAATGGCCGGCCATCGGCCCGATTTCTGCTCAGATGTGGCAGACGCTGCTGGTGCGCACGACGCTTCCGACATTGTCGTTTTACTGGCAGGTACGCGATAACAGCCTCTATATTCTGTCGCCCCCCACAGATGCTCAGACGCTGACGTTCACCTATCAGTCGTTGGGGTGGGTGCGCGATCAGGACAACTCATCGCTGTACAAGAACCGCGTCACCAAGAACGGTGACGTTGTTCTGCTTGATTCCTATTTGGTCACGCTGATGACGCGGGTCAAATGGCTCGAGATGAAGGGGTTTGACAGCGCGGCTGCAATGCGTGACTTCCAAGTCGCGTTTGAGAACCGCAAAGGCAATGAGCGCGGCGCACCTGTTCTGACGATGGTGCGCGATTACAAATTCCCGTACATCAACCCGATTGCCAACACGCCTGACACTGGCATCGGGCTGTAATCATGCCGCTGCGTAAACTGGCACCTTTCAAGACGCCTAGAAAGGCAGCGGCTGCGCAAGTTGCAAAGCTAGCCAATGTGCCAGCGCCTGTCGGCGGGTTGAATCTGCGCGACCCGATCAGCGCGATGCAGCCGACTGACGCGGTCGTGCTTGACAACATGATCCCGCGCCAGACTGGCGTTGAGTTGCGCAAAGGCTACAGGATTTCTGTTGATGACATTGGCTACGAAGTCAAGTCGGTCTTTTCTTACAACGCGCCAGACTCTGCCGACAATAAAGTGTTTGCGGCGGCAAACGGCGCGATCTATGACGTCACCAGCAATCCGGCATCTGTAGCGCAGGCGGCGACAGGCAGCACAAACGACATCTGGTGGACAACGCAATTTACGACCCCAGCGGATACGTTTCTGCTTGCGGTGTCGCCAGGCGCCGGATACTGGACGTATTCGACATCAAGCGGATGGATTAACCGCACGCCTTCTGGATTGCCGACGACGACGTTGCGCACAGTCAGCGTGTGGAAACAGCGGGTGTTTTTCACTGCTGAAGAAGACGCCCACCTCTGGTACATGAATGCCGTCAATTCAGTGACTGGCGCGTGTACCGGGTTCCACATGGGGTCGTTGCTGCGCAACGGCGGCTATCTGTCTGCGGCGCTCAACTGGACGCTGGACGCAGGCACAGGCATTGACGATCACCTTGTCGTCATTGGCACTCAAGGCGATGTGGGCGTATGGACAGGGACTGACCCGTCCAGCGCGAATACCTTTGCACTAAAAGGCGTTTGGTACATTGGCCCGGTGCCGAAGTACGGCAAGTATTTCACTGCCTTTGGCGGCGATGTGCTGATCCTGTCAGAGATGGGCCTGATTCCTGTCGGCAGGATGGTTAACGGGCAGTTTGTCGAGGCTGATCCTGGCGTCTCAAGCAAGATTCAGACGACGTTGTCGCCTCTGGTCAAGCAGTTGCGTGATGAGCAGTCGTGGGATGTGTTTGTTGCGCCCAGCGATGATGTCCTCATCATCAAGTTGCCCAAGCAGATTGAGAGCGGCTACAAGCAGTTTGTTATGAATCTGCCGACCGGCTCATGGTGCACGTTCAGCAACATGCCGATGAAGTGCGCGACTGTGCTAAACGGGCAGATGTACTTTGGCACCGACGATGGCGATGTATGTCTTGGTCTGTATGGCCCGCTGGACGCGGTTGCCAGCAACGGCACGGGCGGGTCGGCAATTGAAGGCGATGTACAGACGTCATTCCAGTCGTTTGACACGCCAGGCCAGTTGAAGCGGTTTGGCCTGTGCCGGCCGATCTTTAACGCGACCGAAGCGCCGTCGATCAAGCTGCGCGTGAACACGCAGTACGCTTTCCAAGGCGTCGAGGGCTCGCCGTCATTTGTTGGCGAAAGCCTTGCGTTGTGGGACAGCGCGATCTGGAACACCGCAGTTTGGTACGGTGGCACCAACACCTATGAATCGTGGGTCGGTGCTAACGGTATGGGGTACTACGGCAGCATCCGCATGAAAGTGCGCGGCAAGCCAGGAACGCTGTTCTTGTCTTCGCACATCTCGGTTGAGGTCGGGGGGATGATGTAATGGAACCTGATGACGTAGCGTCGTGGTACGAAAACATACTTGGGCGCGAGGCTGACCCTGGCGGGCTGCAGTATTGGCAGTCGATGATTGACGCCGGGGCCGACCCGTCTGCTGTGCAGCAGGCGTTCTTCAATGCGGCCGCCGATGAGCTGCAGGGCGACGATTCAGCGCTGGACCCGGTGACAGACGCATGGGATGAGCGTCGCCTTGTCGACGCGATGAATTTTTATTACCAACCACAGCAGCTCGAGTTTGGGATGCGGACGACGCCGCTGGCGAACCTGCAGAACCAAAGTTTTTACGACTACCAAAGCGGGTTTTCGGATTTCTCAAGGCCAGCCAGCGATCGTCTTAGCGGGTTTGACATCACGCAGCACACGGCTAATGCGTATGTCGCGCCGACCTTTGGGCAGCAAGCGGCAACAGACTACATTGCTCAGAACGCGCCCGCAGGCAATGCGCCGTCGTACATCAGTGCGCTGCGTAACAACCTTTCCAATGTCAGCGCGGTGCCGTACAGCTATCAGCGTACCAATGTCGGCGCGGCTGATGGGCGAATGATGGGCGCTGGATCAGCCCCGTATGCCAGTCAACTCATTCAGGCATTGCGACAATCTTCTGCACAGCCGTTCAGCACCAACCGCGGCATTGACTTGACTAGCATCACTGGCGGTCCAAATCAGACCAATGTGAGCAATATGCAACCAGCGCCGTCCGCAAGCAATTTGGCGTTTAGCCCGCAACGTTTGAACAATACGCCAATGCAAATTGGCGGGGCAGTAGCGACTTCGCCAAATAGTCAAAACCTTGCCCCCATTGGCATGGGCACAGTTTTTGGTGAAGGCAATGGCGGCGGCGGTGCCACTGCGGGCGGCGGCCCCATGACTACCAACCAAGCAATGAACTCAATTGCTTTAGGAAGTGCTTTGAGCGATTACGGCTCGACAATGGTGGCGCCTGGCGCGTTTGCGGCTGGCTTGCTAGGCAATGCCATGATGGGGGCTGGACAAAACGCGCTGTCTAGTTTGGATGCCGCAATGCTTGGGATTTCGCCTGGGGCAGTAGACGCTGGTGGAATGACCGCAGGTAACAGCGCAGACATCGGCCCCGGGTACTCTTTTTGAGTTGCTAATTGATGCGCAATGAAACTTGTCACAGACCAAGAAGGGCAGTACCCGGTCATCTGGGAATGGATGAACCGGCAGACGCGCCTGCCGTGGTCAAGCGACCTGCGGTGTATCGCCTCCATGCGCGAGGATGGGACCATTGCGTGCGCGGTTGGATACAACGCTTGGACGGAGCAATCGTGCT